AGGGTGTGAATCTTAGACTGAGAGTGCCCCCATGCAGCACCAATGCCAGCACCGCTAGTCAAAATCGAAATAAGGAATTTTAAGTCCAAATCCATCATATTTTTCCTTTAAGCAGAACTCTGTAATCCTGCAAAAACGCTCCAAGACCTTTCTCTTGAGCTTGTTAAAATATGGATGATCTGGCGGCATGTGACGACGACCATCCTCTGTAAAGTAAACAGATGACCTTAATGCTATAGGTTGCCTCTTGTTGATATATCTCGCCCAAAAAAGAAGCACAGGCTCATCGCATAGCTCACCAATCTCTTTGTCGCACGGCACGTAAAAAAGATCAAAGTTTAAGCGTTCATCGAAGTAAACCTTATCGGAGATTTCACCTACTTTTGCGCCTGTTACAGAGCTGTAGAGATCTACCGTATAAGAGATCTCTGATCCCTCAATTTCCATATACGAGATGTCATCCCCAGTTACTCGTTTTAGTGGGGCATTTTGCAGCTTGAAGTAAAAAGCACATAAAAACACCCCAAAACCAAAAATCAGCAAGACTTTGGCCATTTTCTTGACACCCCTGAAGAAGCGGCGCATTAACGCTTTTCTCCATTAAGGAGGGTTACTTCGAGGAAAGTGGCGTCGTTTATAAATTTTGGCACAGCGCCTGTAACGTTGTGATAAAAAGCCCCAAAAAACCCAAGCTTTACCGTGTCACCTTTGGCGAGTTGAACTTTTGTCATCAAGGCACTGGTTGATCGATAGTAGTAAGTGCTGCCCGACTGGACCCTAAAAACAGGGAGTCCGATAGACCCAGTTGGGCCAAGATTGCCGTTTATTATGGCGGCAGAGTAGACTCCGTAAAGGCCCTTTCCCGCGTTGGTATCCAGAGAGGGGTTCGAGGTGTTGGCGGCCAGCTCAAGACATATAGAGCCGCTGATTGAATACACACCTGTCTCAGGGCAGGTGTAAGTATGGGTTGCGGTATTAAAATTTTCTCCCACAACTGG